TTACCCAGCTTTCTTATGGGGCATACATGGGACACTTTCAGATAGTCTTTTGTTAAGGAGTTCTATCTGTTCGTGATTGTTGTCTTTCATCCATGCTCCGTAAACATTGAATACCATTTGTGTGTTTGTGTGGCCCATCTGGCTTGCGATAAAACTAGGATTAGCTCCTGCGGCAAGTGACCAGCATGCATAAGTATGCCTGGATTGGTACGATTTTCTGTGTCTCAGACCTGCGCGTTTTAAGATACTTGTCCATGACTCCCTGATGGAGTCAACCTTGTAGTGAGGTCCGGACAACTGCTGCTGTTTTGTTACCTGAGGACTAAAAACAAAAGTGCATTTATGCACAGCAGTTCTCCCATATTCCCTCTGCTTCACCTCTACAGAATGTTGCTTTCCAAGCATGGTCATTTCCGCCTGGCTTTTAAGAGCATCAATAGCTGGTTGAACCAGATGAATTGTCCTTCCGGTGCCTGCATCGGTTTTTGGTGGAGTGAATTCGCCAAGTTTTGTATAATTTCTACGGATGGTTATAGTCCTTGCTTTAAGGTCTATATCTTCCCATGCCAGCGATACCAACTCCCCGTGACGAATACCCGTGTATACAGCGAGAATCCACAGGTTTTTTGTTTGTTGATGACGGCAAGCCTCAATAAAACGAATAAATTCGTCACGGGTGAGAGGATCTGGTTTTACCTTGGACTTTTTTAAGGGAGCCAGACCGTTAAATGGGTTTCCTGAGGTATAACCATTATCTGTTGCAAATTGAAACATTCCAGCTATGGTTGTCATATAGTAGTTTACCGTGACCACTGAGCGCCCTTTTATGGAAGAAGTCTTTCCATTAGAAAGCTTTTGGTAACCGGTCAACAAATCTCTCCTTACGAAAAGTAAATCCTCTTTTGTTATGGATGAAACCAGTTTTTTTTCACCTAACATTGGTAACATGTTTTTAATTACTGACTGGTAACGGTTAAGTGCATTCGCACAAATCTCAATTTTCTTAAGGTCCAACCATTTTTCCGAAAGTGCCTTAACGGTTATCTCTCTTTTTCCCAGACCAAAGTGTTTCAGGTTAGGGGAATTAGGGAACTGCGCGGCGTAGTCGAAACTCCCCATTCTGATTGCAAAACAAACGGAAGTGCGAAGTTCACCAGCGATCTTCCGGTTTTTGGCTGTGTCAGGAACACCGAGGTTTTCTCTGACACGTTTGCCATTATAGTGAAACCATATACGGAGTGATCCTCCATGGTTTTCAACGCCTGTCGGGTATGATGCGTTACTCATTAAACCTCCCAGACGTCCAGGAGCATTAACAGGTTAACCGGAACTTGCATTTTTGGCACCTGGTTGTTTCTGGTTTTCGATCCATCGCATAATTTCTTCGATGTTGTACAGGCATTCACTGTAGTGCCCCGGATCAACTTCTACAGCGTAATGGCGGTATTCTTTTCCCTGCATCCATGACTTTCTTCTTGCCCGCTCAATGGTGCCAGGCTTTAGCCCTGTTGATGCAATGAGGACTCTCTCCGTACACCATTTGCTGGGGGTTATCTGATAGATGATTGTCTGCATGCCAACCTCATAAAATTTTCATCCACGGCAGTGGCACCACACGTCAAACATTCGCTTCACAACTTCACGACAGTAGAAACCGTCAACATCTCGCGTCAGATCATAGCGATTGCTGTAACGCTGGTGGACCCATCGTTCAAATGCTTTATTCATTGTTTACTTCCTTTTCATGGCCCGTAATTTTTTCAGATGAGCTTCCTGCTCTGTTTCTGCCAGAATTTGTCGGTATTCTTGGTGATCAATCCGTTCAAACAGTTCATTGAAATCGTTTATTTTTACTGACTGTGTTCGCCCATCCATTCTTCTGTACAACACAGTGTTGTTTATGCAGCGAACAATTTTTATCGGGTAGCCAGCACTATCGGTGTATATCTGCCCGCGTTGAATCAAAGCGAACATGTGGTTATCCCCATCGACAAATCGAGTACACAACAAACGCTACTGCGAATACCATCCCCAGAGTTACGATTGCATCAGGCCAGCTCATTGATTCACCTCCTGCGGCGGTTCTGGCAGCGGCATCCAGTGGGTTACTTTCGATGCCGGTTCTTCCCCATTGTCAGTAACTGCCCACCATTTGTTTCTCGAACAATCGTAATACCCTTCGAAGGTATCGCACTCAGTCCAGCCGTAAGACTTACCCCAACACCAAACATACTGTTTATCGTTCGGCATTCGCTCACTACAGCTTATCCAACCATCCGGAGTTACCGGAAGCGAGAACGGCAGCACATCTCTGTGAACAAGTTTTTGCTGTGACAGGTTATCCAGAACTTTCTGTACTGCTGCATCACCGAATACACCAAGCGCATCTGCCATAACTCCTACAACCTGATAAGCCTCAGCTCGTACCGTGGATAAACCATCCGGAATTACCGGAGAGTTGCCGGTTCTTTAATGTGCAAGCGAGGCTCACCATCTTTTGGTTCAGGCCACTGGCGCTCCATGTTGATCTTCAATTTATCTTCCATAGCAGCGGTAATTTCAGCATCGCTGATGCCAGAACGGCGCTGTGCATCCCACAACAGGAAATGCATATCAGCCCACTCGCTGAGATCGTCTGGTTCGGCTGCGGCTTCCAGAGCCTCTTTTGAGAGGTGTTTCAGTGGACCAATGGGGCCAACGCAGCCAAATGTGGAGTCAGACCATTTGGCATGCTCGTGGCGAATCAGTTCGCGTTCCAGTGATGCCAGTGCAATTCGTGCCAGTTCCATTTGTTCGCCACGAGTAAGCCCGTTTTCAAGCGGATTTTTAATGAACAATTCAATACGTTCTTTGGTAATAGTGGTCATGTGTTAATCCTTAAAACTTTATGCCCTGGCGCAAAAGCACGTGTTTTGTCTTTGCTTATTCGCCACCCGTCTTTACGGTCCTCTTTTGCACAACCAGACCATGACGTACCGATATACTCACCGAAGTCTGGCACTGGATATACACCTTCCGTACACTGGCGGCAGTCACAATAGAGATGCATGGTGTAACTTGCGGCAATAGACATATCAGGCTCCTTTAGTGCGCAAGTGTTTTTTCCAGCGGTTTTGCGCCGCGCTGCGCTTATCTTTGATTCCCTCTCTGGCAATTCCAGAATATAAGTACAACACCACACGGCGATTGCTAACTCTCAACCACTGGCTGGGATAGCAACGTCTGTATACACGGGAAATAAGCATCTTTGCTTTACGGTTTTTCATCTTACTGCGTACCCTTTCTTCCGCCTGTTCTGTGACGCGCTGGGCTTTTTGCAACAGCTGTGCCCCATCACCCCGCAACACCCCGTCAACCTCACTCGTCTGTTACTAATCCTCAACCAGCGCCAGACCCCAACACCGTTTCTGCGAGCTAACAGAATTTTTGCCTTACGGTTTTTCATCGTTTTGCTCTCCTGCGTTTCTTTACTTCGCGTCGTGCAGCCGCAATACCGGTATGGCGGCGCTTTGGTGCCGGGATGATGTTGTCAGCCATCAGTACATGCGGCTTTGCAATTAGCGCAGAAGCCCAAAAACGAGTCGGGTATGGTAATAAACCGATAAACGCGACACGCATTACGCACCTCCTTTGATGCGAATGCCTGCGGCGCGTGGCACATTAACTTCCACGATGCGCACTGTTGGTTTGTACATCTCAATCGCTGTCAGCCAGTCAGCTCCTGTCATGCGCTTTTCCGCATCGCCATTAGTCCACTTAACCGGTACACCAATAGACTTCATCGCGATTTCTATTTCCCCGGCGATGGCGCTTTTTCCGCAACCAGTAAAACCAGATACAACGACAAGAACTTCGCCTTTGGCTGGTTTTATTTCCCGTGCTTCCTGCCCTGATTTGCGCAGCAAAACAGCGTACTTTAATGCGTCCTGGGCTTTCTGAAATTTCAGTGCATAGTCAGTGGCGATTTTCTCCAGTTCAGCAATACGCTTACTCCCATCCGAGATAACACCTTCGTAATACTCACGCTGCTCGTTGAGTTTTGATTTTGTCTCCTCAAGCTCAACTCTCAGCTTCCCAACCGTAAGCGCAATATCCTCGTTCTCCTGGTCGCGGCGTTTGATGTATTGCTGGTTTCTTTCCCGTTCATCCAGTAGCGCCAGTACGGTAGCTGGGTTAGCATCTGCTATAAATTCAGCGTTTGCATAAGCCTGAGCATCTGATTCAATCAGGCAGTTAACATGACATTCGGCAATCACGCCACCGGGTTCTCCTTTCCATTTTTGACAAACAAAAACTCCTGTTAAATTGCCGTGCTGGTTAACAGATGTATGCCCTACGATGTAGCTTCCTTTAGTTGCTTTCTCTGCCTTTTCACGCAGTTCCTGATAGTTAATTTCGCTCACTTCGAACCTCTCTGTTTACTGATAAGCTCCAGATCCTCCTGGCAACTTGCACAAGTCCGACAACCCTGAACGGCCAGGCGTCTTCGCTCATCTATGGGATCGCCACACTCACAACAATGAGTGGCAGATATAGCCTGGTGGTTCAGGCGGCGCATTTTTATTGCTGTGTTGCGCTGTAATTCTTCAATTTCTGATGCTGAATCAATGAGGTCTGCCATCTTCCATTAATCCCTGAATTGTTGGTTAATACGCTTGAGGGTGAATGCGAATAATAAAAAAGGAGCCTGTAGCTCCCTGATGATTTTGCTTTTCATGTTCACCGTTCCTTAAAGACGCCGTTTAACATACCGATTGCCAGACTTAAGTGAGTCGGTGTGAATCCCATCAGCGTTACCGTTTCGCGGTGCTTCTTCAGTACGCTACGGCAAATGTCATCGACGTTTTTATCCGGAAACTGCTGTCTGGCTTTTTTGATTTCAGAATTAGCCTGACGGGCAATGCTGCGAAGGGCGTTATTATGTTCTATTGTCATATTGGCCTCACACTTCGAATGCCAGTTGAGGGGTAAAGACGTCCCGTTCAGCGTTGTAATTAAGTGAACTGGCACTGTTGAATGATTCAATGCGTTCCACAAGAACTTGCGTACGGGTTTCTTTACTTGCGGGAGCATATGGCGAACCTACCCAGGATTTGTCGATGCCTATATTTCTTGCGACGTTCGTGCTGTCTGCAGACGAAAGCGGTACATGAGTAAAAATGTCTTTATTTAACATCCGTAACCCATGAATCTTGGTGATTGGGTAGCCGTACTGATCTACAACATGACGTATAAGATCGCGTAGTTTAGCCCGACACGCTCTCGGTCGTTTTGCATCGTATTCCCCCATCGAGCCGATGCAGACGCGGGGAAACTCATGGCACAGACGAATAAATCGCTCATCTGGTTCGTTCATGTGCCACACCGGAGCACCAATAAATTTACCGTGAGGCCATGCCGCAATCAGGGCGTCATTCTCTTCACTGGTTCCGCCGATAACATCCGGGATAACTGCGAATGAGAAACGAGGGTGATTACCCCAGCGTTCAACAAATCTGTAATATTCATTCCAGTCTATGGCCTTGTTTTTTGTCCAGAATGTGAATGCACCATTATCAAGAGCAAATGATTGGGTGACTTCGGAAGCCAGATCAATCTGAGCTGGATTAGCAAAACTGATGAATGCGTGTCTGCCTTTCCAGGCTTTCAACGCACAGGTATCGGGAGTTATTGGACCACCGTGAAAATGAATCATACACTCTCCCGTTTATTATTTATCTCCTCAGCCAGCCGCTGTGCTTTCAGCGGATTTCGGATAACAGAAAGGCCGGGAAATACCCAGCCTCGCTTTGTAACGGAGTAGACGAAAGTGATCGCGCCTACCCGGATATTATCGTGAGGATGCTTCATTGCCATTGCTCCCCATATACAAAACCAATTTCAGCCAGTGCCTCGTCCATTTTTTCGATGAACTCCGGCACCATCTCGTCAAAATTCGCCATGTACTTTTCATTCCGCTCAATCACGACATAATGCAGGCCTTCACGCTTCATACGCGGGTCATAGTTGGCAAAGTACCAGGCATCTTTTCGCGTCACCCACATGCTGTACTGCACCTGGGCCATGTAAGCCGACTTTATGGCCTCGAAACCACCGAGCCGGAACTTCATGAAATCCCTGGAGGTAAACGGGCATTTCAGCTCAAGGCCATTGCCGTCACTGCATAAACCATCGGGAGAGCAGGCTGTGCGCATACTTTCGTCGCGATAGATGATCGGGGATTCAGTAACATTCACGCCGGAAGTGAATTCAAACAGGGTTCTGGCGTCGTTCTCGTACTGTTTTCCCCAGGCCAGCGCCTTAGCATTAACTTCCGGAGCCACACCGGTGCAAACCTCAGCCAGCAGGGTGTGGAAGTAGGACATTTTCATGTCAGGCCACTTTTTTCCTGAGCGGGGCTTTGCTATCACGTTGTGAACTTCTGAAGCGGTGATGACGCCGAGCCGTAATTTGTGCCATGCATCATCCCCCTGTTCGACAGCTCTCACGTCGATCCCGGTACGCTGCAGGATAATGTCCGGTGTCATGCTGCCACCTTCTGCTCAGTGGCTTTCTGTTTCAGGAATCCAAGAGCTTTCACTGCTTCGGCCTGTGTCAGTTCTGACGATGCGCGAATGTCGCGGCGAAATATCTGGGAACAGAGCGGCAATAAGTCGTCATCCCATGTTTTATCCAGGGCGATCAGCAGAGTGTTAATCTCCTGCATGGTTTCATCGTTAACCGGAGTGATGTCGCGTTCTGGCTGACGTTCTGCAGTGTATGCAGTATTTTCGACAATGCGCTCGGCTTCATCCTTGTCATAGATACCAGCAAATCCGAAGGCCAGACGGGCACACTGAATCATGGCTTTATGCCGTAACATCCGTTTGGGATGCGACTGCCACGGTCCGGTGATTTCTCTGCCTTCGCGGGTTTTGAATGGTTCGCGGCGGCATTCATCCATCCATTCGGTAACGCAGATCGGATGATTACGGTCCTTGCGGTAAATCCGGCATGTACAGGATTCATTGTCCTGCTCAAAGTCCATGCCATCAAACTGCTGGTTTTCATTGATGATGCGGGACCAGCCATCAACGCCCACCACCGGAACGATGCCGTTCTGCTTATCAGGGAAGGCGTAAATTTCTTTCGTCCACGGATTAAGGCCGTACTGGTTGGCGACGATCAACAATGCGATGAACTGCGCATCGCTGGCATCGCCTTTAAATGCCGTCTGGCGAAGAGTGGTGATCAGTTCCTGTGGGTCGACAGAATCCATGCCGACACGTTCAGCCAGCTTCCCTGCCAGCGTTGCGAGTGCTGTACTCATCCGTTTTATACCTCTGAATCAATATCAACCTGATGGTGAGCAATGGTTTCAACCATGTACCGGATGTGTTCTGCCATGCGCTCCTGAAACTCAACATCGTCATCAAACGCACGGATAATGGCTTTTTTGCTGGCCCCGTGGCGTTGCAAATGATCGATGCATAGCGATTCAAACAGGTGCTGGGGCAGGCCTTTTTCCATGTCGTCTGCCAGTTCTGCCTCTTTCTCTTCACGGGCGATCTGCTGGTAGTGACGCGCCCAGCTCTGAGCCTCAAGACGATCCTGAATGTAATAAGCGTTCATGGCTGAACTCCTGAAATAGCTGTGAAAATATCGCCCGCGAAATGCCGGGCTGATTAGGAAAACAGGAAAGGGGTTAGTGAATGCTTTTGCTTGATCTCAGTTTCAGTATTAATATCCATTTTTTATAAGCGTCGACGGCTTCACGAAACATCTTTTCATCACCAATAAAAGTGGCGATAGTGAATTTAGTCTGGATAGCCATAAGTGTTTTATCCATTTTTGGGAACTCCTGGCTGATTAAGTATGTCGATAAGGCGTTTCCATCCGTCACGTAATTTACGGGTGATTCGTTCAAGTAAAGATTCGGAAGGGCAGCCAGCAACAGGCCACCCTGCAATGGCATATTGCATGGTGTGCTCCTTATTTATTTACACATAACGAAAACGCCTCTAGTGAAGCGTTATTGGTATGCATATAAAAAAGCCCTCACATTGGAGGGCAAAGAAGATTTCCAATAATCAGAACAAGTCGGCTCCTGTTTAGTTACGAGCGACATTGCTCCGTGTATTCACTCGTTGGAATGAATACACAGTGCAGTGTTTATTCTGTTGTTTATGCCAAAAATAAAGGCTGATTATGCGGCCTCGGAAGGAAGTCCAATCATCTTATTCAAATCTTCTACCCGTAAAGCAGGAAGTGCTGTACTTGCTTTATCTGCTTCTTTTGGTAGCAATTCTTTGCTTTCAGGCCAAACTTCAATAAATCGCTTAACTGTTGTGACTGAGTTTAAAGCAGCCCATACATTTGATTCGATATCCTTTTTCTTGGCTTCAAGTTTTTGTTGCAATGCGCAGATTTCATCAAACCTTTTTGTTATTTCGTGCTCTGCGTCAAACATGCATTTATCTTTGGTCGGAGTAGGGAGCAATATATCTTTGCCGTTGCCGTCTTTCCCATATGAATGCCATCCAACCCTTCTGCCAGATACAGTCAGATAAATTGAAGTAGAACTAACATCGTATGAGTAAAATGAACATCCCATCTTTTCAAGTTCTTCACTTATAGCTACCAACTTGGATGATAACTGATCCACTTCCTCAGTTTTCTTTTTACCGCCAAACGCAATAACTCTGGCGTCAAGTGCAAGCTGGTTCTTTAACTTTGTTACTTCTTCAAGTTCAGTGAAAACCCCAGACTTAATTAAAGCGTTACGAGCGATTTCCTCTTTCATTCTCGTAGTTAAGCGGATTGATGACATATTAATTCCTCTCAAATAAGTGGTTTGCTGCCTAATCTCATTTTCTGGCGACCAACACAAGTCACCTCGCCGTCAGTTGTTTTGATTTCCGGTAGCCTGCCGCGTAAATGGCTACGTTTGGAAGACATACACCAGTTTCTGGTTGCTTATGTCCAAACTCATTCGCGTACACAATGGCTGCTCGCTCCAGATTGCGTCTGTATTCTTTCTGTTGCCAGATCACGTCCTGTGCCATGAACTTAATTGGCTTAGCGTCTTCTATGCGCTCAGGCGTTTCGTGAGTACCTTTAGCCTGAATCTGCGCTCTGCTTAGAGTAGGGCGGTGTAATACTTCTGAACTTATTGCTTCTTCGCGGGCCAGTACGCAGTTAGCTAATGCCTTTGCCTTTAAACGCTCACGACGACGAGAACGTGAATTGCCTTTGAACTGAGTTCTGCGTGTCATATAGACCTCCTGATGAACTTTGGTGGTGTGGTAGGTGGGAGACCCATTTCGACCTGTTTCGGCCTACTTCAATTCGGCAATAGTCCCGCAGGCCTCGCCGCTTTACGTGCGACATATTCCCGTCCATGAACCCTTCACCACACCCCAAAGTTCACTTTGGTTATTGCGCTTTGTCAGCGCCGTAGATTCATATTCGAATCGTTGTATATTCACCGCCCTGGTGAGTGGTGCATCCTGCTGATGGCTAAATAGTACGATGTGTACTTTATTGGGTCAATACAAAATGTTCTAAATATGATTAGTTTTTTATAACGTTTTGTATTTTATGGGGTTATATTTTGCAGGGTTGAGTGGCTTGGGAGGTGATCGAGAGATCTGAATTGCGATGTTTAGTGAGTTGTATCTATTTATTTTTCAATAAATACAATGAGTTATGTTTTTTTAGGTGGGGGATCGCGAGGCAAAGAAAACCCGGCGCTGAGGCCGGGTTAATGCGTTAATGCTGGGGAGTGATTTTTTTGTTGTCTGTTGGCTGGGTATTTTGTGGCGGCGCTTGCAAAGTGGAAGGCTGTTGCAAAGGTGCGTGGTCTGACTTTAAAGCTGATACCAGCCCGGGAATCGCAACTATTACAGCGATAATGACACTAAAAATGGCTAATCGTATAGAAATACCCGACTGAACACCACTAATTGCGGTATTAACCCCTGTTATTTGTCCTTGAATTCCTTCGAATCTCCCATTAATTGCTTTTATATCGCCAGCAGCGCTATCCATCTTTCCATCGATCTTGGACGATAGAGAGCTTATGGCTGCATTAAGTGATGCAAATTGGACATTAACGCTTTCACGAGATAGAGCCATGTCAGCCCTAATGGAGGAAGCAATAGACTCCATCTCTGCTTTATTAGCAGCTAAGCGAGCATCAAGTTCCTCTCTGCTGATCGTTCCCACTTCTTCCTCCGTTTGTGGCGGTTTTATGTAATTATTTTGCACCTTGGTGGGAGAATTATCAAATTCAGCCTCAAAATCAGAACCGCCAACAACCTTCAACCTCCGGCTTTCAGATATGTTGGTGTCTTGCTTTCCATGATTATTTAAATTACTGTCGTCACTCATAATAGCTCTACGGTGAAAAATGATTCATTTTTATGAAGTTCATTTTTAGGGTCTTCATTATCTTGCAATATCCCTATAACACTATACAGCCCTTTAGCTGGGACCCTAATTTCTTTCAATGTTACTATTACCTGTCCGCCAACCCCTGTTTCAAAATGGCTATCTTTCGTATCGATGAAAAGTGAAACTGATTCCGAAGAGCCGTCAGGGAATTGAATTTCCTCACCTTTTTTTATAATTAGGTGCGCGGGGATTACCATAATACCCAAATTATATCTTGAATTTGGTTTCAACCCGATCATACCAACCCTGAAATCAATTGATAGCCGCGCAGGAAATTCATTGCATGTAAAATTAAGCGTCGGTTGGTTGGGTTCTTCGCTGCTATCAAATGGGGTTATAAAAGATATTCTTTCTAAATTAAGTGCCATAAATTCTCCTGCATCGCTGTATGCTCTACGAGCATCTCTGCGACCATCCATCATCCAAACGTCTCTTCACTCATCCGAAGAAGCAGCAATCCGGGTCAGCACGCACAAGCTCAAGCGCATCAGTCAGCGAAAGTTCAGTACTGTACTGATTCCATTTCATATCCTTCCGCATCCAATAGATTTTCCATCTATCCAGAGAACGTATGTACTTGATTCTTGCTGATGGCAGGATGTTTGTTTCACCTGGGTTGCCCTGCCACACGGGGCGCTGTTCGCCGATATCTATCGTTTGGTCATTGATGCTATAAACAATATCCAGTTCATTGCGGATATGTTCAGGCGGCCTTATGCTTTCAATGAATTGGTGAACTTCTTTTTTGACCGCTTGATATTCAAGGTCAGTGAACGCCATCTATCCTCCTCACCCAAACGTCTCTTCAGGCCACTGGCTGGCGATAACTTTCCCAACAACGGAACAACTCTCATTGCATGGGATCATTGGGTACTGTGGGTTTAGTGGCTGTAGAAACACCTGACCACTATCCCTGATCAGTTTCTTGAAGGTAAACTCATCACCACCAAGTCTGGCTATGCAGAAATCACCTGGCTCAACAGCCTGCTCAGGGTCAACAAGAATTAACATCCCGTCAGGAAAACTGGGTTTGGAACCTGTTGGTGCGGTCATTGAGTTACCTTCAACCTCAAGCCAAAATGCAGAATCACTGGCTTTTTTGGTTGTGCTTACCCATCTCTCCGCATCACCTTTGGTAAAGGTTCTAAGCTCAGACGAGAACATCCCGGCCTGAACATGAGAAAAAACAGGGTACTCATATTGTTTTTTAACGGGGGCTGATGAGTATTCGCCAACAGGTGAAAATGTACCGTCGTGGTTGAATGAGACGTTATTAATACCAAGGTACTTAAACACCACACCAATCTCGTCAAGAGATGGATGACGAGATCCGCGCAACCAGTGACCAATTCCACCCTGCGTCATACCAAGCTCTTCAGCTAACTTCTCTTGAGTTATGCTGAGTTCTTTCATTCTGGATCTAGCCAGTTCATACCATTTCATTTTCATACCCTCATTATTACGCTCCGTACTAAAACCATCCATGCACAAGATGTATTTTTTCGATTGCATTCCAAAAGTACATATCGTATTATTGTTTCATGGTTACTATGGAGGGCATATGAGCAACCTACGAAAATATCGAGAGTCACTGAAGATCTCTCAAACAACCCTTGCTAAGGCTGTTGGATGCACACAGGGGGCTATCGGACATTGGGAATCTGGTCGTCGCTTCCCAGACCTTAAAACATGCCGTGCTCTTGTTGCGTGCCTAAACAAGTTCGGCGCAAAAGTCAGTCTTGATGACGTGTTCCCGCCGGAACACCAAGCCGCTTAATAAGCGGATCCACTCTTTTCACAATGGACATTCGTCCTACGTCGCTGACAAAGCGAGTCCCAATATATCTGACCAACTAAGGCCATATGCGTTTCCACGCATACCTTTCAACTAACTATTCACTATTGGAAATATTAAGAAATGACACAAACAAGTTACAGCAAACTATCACAGCGTGACGTTGATCGCGCTGAAACGGATTTACTTATCAACCTGTCAGCTCTGACGCAAAGGGGACTGGCAAAGATGATTGGCTGTCATGAATCGAAGATAAGCAGAACGGACTGGAGATTTATTGCTTCGGTCCTGTGTGCTTTCGGAATGGCATCAGACATCAGTCCGATTAGCAGGGCTTTTAAGTATGCGCTTGATGGAATCACCAATAAAAAACGCCCGGCGGCAACCGAGCGTTCTGAACAAATCCAGATGGAATTCTGAGGGAATTACTGGATCAATCTACAGGAGTCATTATGACAAAACAACTCAGTCCTTACCAGGACAAAATTCACAAACACATACTACGTGATCGCTTCCTGTCCAGCTTCAAGCAGCCTGGTCGATTCCGGGCTGGGTTGGAAAAAGTGAAGCTGATGCAGAAGGAGAAAGGTCATGAGTAATCTTGCAACCGTAACACATTTAAGGCCTTCACAACGGCCTGTGGAGCGTCGTGTGGCAGAAGTTGAAGATGGTTATACCCGTCTTGCAAATGCCCTGTATGAAGAGCTTATCGGCGCAGATTTAACGAAAAATCAGAGCAAGGTTGCCCACGCCATATGCCGTAAAACATACGGCTACGGTAAAAAGATGGATCGCATCTCTGATAGTCAGTTAGCTCAAATTACCAGGCTGCCAAGACAGAAGGTAAACAAGGCCAAGAATGAGCTTATCGCGATGAAGGTTATCCTTCGCGAAGGCCAGCAAATCGGGCCTAACAAGAACATCGAGGAATGGCAAATCGAAGGGTGTCACTACTCTGGTGATAATGTCACTGCATTGGTGACAAAAAGTGTCACCAAAACGGTGACAGCGCTGTCACCAAAACAGGGACACACAAAAGAAACTATTACAAAAGAAAAAAGAAAAGATTATTCGTCCGAGAATTCTGGCGAATCCTCTGACCAGCCAGAAAACGATCTTTCTGTGGTTAAACCGGATGCTGCAATTCAGAGCGGCAGCAAGTGGGGAACAGCAGAAGACCTGACCGCCGCAGAGTGGATGTTTGACATGGTGAAGACCATCGCACCATCAGCCAGAAAACCGAATTTTGCAGGGTGGGCTAACGATATCCGCCTGATGCGTGAACGTGACGGACGTAACCACCGCGATATGTGTGTGCTTTTCCGCTGGGCCTGCCAGGACAACTTCTGGTCCGGTAACGTGCTGAGTCCGGCCAAACTCCGCGACAAGTGGACCCAGCTCGAAATCAACCGTAACAAGCAACAGGCAGGCGTGACAGCCAGCAAACCAAAACTCGACCTGACAAACACTGACTGGATTTACGGGGTGGATTTATGAAAAACATCGCCGCACAGATGGTTAACTTTGACCGTGAGCAGATGCGTCGGATCGCCAACAACATGCCGGAACAGTACGACGAAAAGCCGCAGGTACAACAGGTAGCGCAGATCATCAACGGTGTGTTCAGCCAGTTACTGGCAACTTTCCCGGCGAGTCTGGCTAACCGGGGCCAGAACGAACTGAATGAAATCCGCCGCCAGTGGGTTCTGGCTTTCCGGGAAAACGGGATCACCTCGATGGAACAGGTTAACGCAGGAATGCGCGTAGCCCGTCGGCAGAATCGACCATTTCTTCCATCACCCGGGCAGTTTGTTGCATGGTGCCGGGAAGAAGCATCCGTTATCGCCGGACTGCCAAACGTCAGCGAGCTGGTTGATATGGTTTACGAGTATTGCCGGAAGCGTGGCCTGTATCCGGATGCAGAGTCTTATCCGTGGAAATCAAACGCGCACTACTGGCTGGTTACCAACCTGTACCAGAACATGCGGGCCAATGCGCTGACTGACGCGGAATTACGGCGCAAGGCTGCCGATGAACTGACCTGTATGACAGCACGAATTAACCGTGGTGAGACGATACCTGAACCAGTAAAACAACTTCCTGTCATGGGCGGCAGACCTCTAAATCGAGCACAGGCTCTGGCGAAGATCGCAGAAATTAAAGCTAAGTTCGGACTGAAAGGAGCAAGTGTATGACGGGCAAAGAGGCAATTATTCATTACCTCGGGGCGCATAAGAACTTCTGTGCACAGGACGTTTCCGCGGTAACAGGCGCAACCGTAACCAGTATAAATCAGGCTGCGGCTAAAATGGCGCGGGCAGGAATCCTTGTCATTGATGGTAAGGTCTGGCGAACGGTGTATTACCGGTTTGCTACCAGGGAAGAACGGGAAGGAAAGGTGAGCACGAACCTGATTTTTAAGGAGTGTCGCCAGAGTGCAGTGATGAAACGGGTATTGGCGGTATATGGAGTTAAAAGATGACCATCTACATCACTGAGCTTGTAACAGGCCTGCTGGTAATCGCAGGCCTTTTTATTTGGGGAAGAGTAATTGGAGGCTTTAAGAAATGAGTACGATAGCTGAGCTTGTCAGGGCTAATTTTCGTGAAGAGTTGGTGCGTTGGTATCGGTATCGTTCATCGTCCAGTTTGCCGCTTGATGAGTTGTATGAGCATTCACCTGCCGCACGATGCTATCCGCGTGACCGTGTTCTTCGACGGTTGTTCAAACTCAACAATGAGTTTCAGCGCAACAGAATTATCCGGAGTCTGGATTTAAAGTGAAGGAGTGAGCATGAGCGACCTATCATTAACCCAGCCAAAGCTAAAAGAATGTCCGTTTTGCGGCGGTAATGCTCGTCTGTGGGTTGAGGCCGGAATAAATATTGATGTGTGGGGCTATGCAGAATGTGACCTCTGTGAAGCCAGGGGGGCGTGGGCACCATCAGTTGCTGCGGCGGCTGAAAAATGGAACCGGAGAGCAGGAGATGAAGCAAACCTTTCTGCTTCGCAACGAAGCAATCAGAAATAACGCCATAGACGCCATTCTCTCACTACCCATCGACGACAAGTCACCCCACGAAGTCCACGTTAAAGAACCCAAGCGTAGCAAAGCGCAGAATGACCGTATGTGGCCGATGCTGAACGATGTTTCGCGTCAGGTGCTATGGCATGGTCAACGGCTGGCGCCGGAAGACTGGAAAGACCTGTTCACTGCCCTGTGGCTTAAGACCAAAAAACTGGAGCAACGAAGTGCGCCTGGTATCGGCGGTGGCGTTGTCATGCTTGGTGTGCGCACCAGCAAAATGCGGAAGGCCAGCATGACTGAGCTTATCGAAATCATGTTCTGGTTCGGCTCAGAGCGCAACGTGCGGTGGAGTGATGACTCCTGGCGAGAGTATGAATGGTCACAACGAAAAGGGAAGGCTGCATGACTATCAAATCAAATACGCCAGCACACGACAAGGACTGCTGGCAAACGCCGCTTTGGCTTTTTGATGCACTGGATATTGAGTTTGGATTCTGGCTGGATTCGGCAGCGAGCGACAAAAATGCTCTGTGTGCTCACTGGCTAACTGAGGCCGACGACGCGCTCAATTCTGAGTGGGTAAGCCACGGTGCAATCTGGAATAACCCACCGTACAGCAATATCAGGCCGTGGGTGGAAAAAGCCGCTGAGCAGTGCATACAACAACGACAGACGGTAGTGATGCTTGTGCCAGAGGATATGTCTGTCGGATGGTTCAGTAAGGCTCTGGAGAGTGTTGACGAAGTTCGCATCATCACTGATGGACGGATTAATTTTATCGAACCATCGACAGGGCTGGAGAAGAAGGGAAACAGCAAAGGTTCCATGCTGCTGATTTGGCGACCGTTCATCAGTCCTCGACGGATGTTTACTACCGTATCCAAAGCGGCATTGATGGCGATCGGGCAGGGCGTCAGGAGGGCGGCATGAGGCGACAGCGACGAAGTATCACCGACATCATCTGCGAAAACTGCAAATACCTTCCAACGAAACGCTCCAGAAATAAACCCAGGCCAATCCCAAAAGAATCTGACGTTAAAACCTTCAATTACACGGCTCACCTGTGGGATATCCGGTGGCTAAGACATCGTGCGAGGAAAACAAGGTGATTGACGTGATGATTTATTCGGGGCTATATTCCTCACGCGCCAGCAAAATCTGGCGTCGGGATTAGGAACCCCGGATAGAAACCGCGACAGAGACACGCCGCGAGCGTGTTTTTTATTGTCGTATGCACACGCACATCTGAATTATGGTGGGGCGTATAGGGGAGCTGAAAAGCTCGCCGGTTGGTTTCCCGGTAGTTCCTAACCCTGTACGTCTCGCCACCCGATGATTAGGAACCTGACGGTGGTGATAGTTTAGAAACCACTCGAGGGCGTCATTATGACAACTCAAGTTTCTGTTGAAACACTCTCCACGATTACTTACAAGCAGATCCCCGTTATCACTACCGAACTTTTGGCGCACCTTTACGGCACAGAAGCTATTCGTATTCGCCAGAATCACCACGAAAACAAAGGTCGTTTCATTGAGGAAAAACACTTCTTCAAACTTGAAGGTGAAACTTTACGTGAGTTCAAGCACAGAGTAGCTTTTAACTACTCTGTGAAAATTGCCCGTAACGTTCGCTCCCTCATCCTATGGACAGAACGCGGCGCAGCCCGTCATGCAAAAATGCTCGAAACCGATCGGGCGTGGGAAGTGTTCGAAAAACTGGAAGACTGCTATTTCAGCCAGTGCGAGAAAAATACTGGCAAACAAGAGAAGAAGCCCAACGGGCTTTCCGCAAAAGAAACAGACAGCCTTGTATGGCTGTGGGATTATGCCAACCGCTCACAGGCATTGTTCCGTGAGTTGTATCCCGCATTAAAACTGATTCAGTCTGGCTATTCCGGCATATGCCACGACTACGGCTATGAGTTCTCGTATATCATCGGGAGGGCGAGGGGCGTTTTAATTAATCACACGCGGGATATAGATATTTATGAGCCTGACGGGCCGACGAACCTTCTGGCATGGGAAAGGCTTAAGAACAAAGAGTTGCCGCCTTCACTGCATCGCTACTGACAATTGACAACTTAACAAACCCAGCTTCGGCTGGGTTTTTTATTGCTGAATTTTCAATATGAGAGGACATGACAATGAATGAGCTGATAAATAGCAACGTCATCAAAATGACAAGCATTGAAATCGCTGAGTTGGTGGGAAGCCAACACGGTAATGTCAGAATATCAATAGAACGTCTGGCAAAGCGTGGGGTGATTCAACTTCCTCCAATGCAAAAAGTTGAAAATAAACAAACAATTAGCCCTAACAAATTCACAAGCGTGTATATATTCGAAGGCGAACAAGGTAAGCGAGACAGCATTATTGTCGTCGCTCAGTTGTCGCCGGAATTCACCGCTCGTCTTGTTGACCGTTGGCGAGAACTCGAAGGGGCAACCGCGAAAATACCACAAACCTTTTCTGAGGCATTGCGCCTTGCGGCCGACCTTGAAGACCAGAAGGCTGAACTGGAGAAACAGCTTGCTCTCGCAGCACCTAAAGTTGAGTTTGCCGATCGCGTTGGCGAGGCCAGCGGAATTTTGATTGGAAACTATGCAAAGGTTGTTGGAATTGGTCCAAACAAACTGTTTGCGTGGATGCGCGATCACAAAATCCTTATTACTTCAGGTGCCCGGCGCAATGTGCCAATGCAGGAATATATGGAGCGCGGCTATTTCACAGTGAAAGAAACAGCGGTCAACACAAATCACGGAATACAGATATCGTTCACCACAAAAATCACCGGGCGTGGTCAACAGTGGCTGACCAGAAAGCTGCTCGATAACGGAATGCTGAAAGTAACAGGGGAGGCTGCTTAATGGCTAAACCAGCGCGAAGGAAATGCAAAATATGCAAAGAATGGTTTCACCCGGCATTCTCAAATCAGTGGTGGTGCTGCCCGGAACACGGAACTCAATTAGCACTCGAACGACGAAGTAAAGAACGCGAAAAAGCGGAAAAAGCAGCAGAGAAGAAACGACGACGAGAGGAGCAGAAACAGAAAGATAAACTGAAGATTCGAAAACTCGCCTTAAAGCCCCGCAGTTACTGGATTAAACAAGCCCAACAAGCCGTAAACGCCTTCATCAGAGAAAGAGACCGCGACTTACCATGTATCTCGTGCGGAACGCTCACGTCTGCTCAGTGGGATGCCGGACATTACCGGACAACTGCTGCGGCACCTCAACTCCGATTTGATGAACGCAATATTCACAAGCAATGCGTGGTGTGCAACCAGCACAAAAGCGGAAATCTCGTTCCGTATCGCGTCGAACTGATTAGCCGCATCGGGCAGGAAGCAGTAGATGAAATCGAATCAAACCATAACCGCCATCGCTGGACTGTCGAAGAGTGCAGGGCCATCAAGGCAGAGTACCAACAGAAACTCAAAGACCTGCGAAACAGCAGAAGTGAGGCCGCATGACGCTCTCAGTAAAAACCATTCCAGATAACAAGGGAGAAGTCGCATGGGCATAAGAGAACTAAACCTCACCAAAGAACAGCACGATTGGCTGAATGGCTGGCTTGAACTGTGGGGCGCATGGGTTTATTCAGGTCGTCTGGAAAAGCGCATGAGCAGCGTAATAGCGAAGTTCATGGAGAGCGTAGAGCCGGGAAGAGTTATGACAAGACCAATGTGTAATGATGATGATGGAATGTTGATTTCTCAGGTCGTCGATTCCGTCATGTACATTGACAAGAAAGCCTTTGGCATCCTCCTCAGCTACTACGCTCATGGTTCATCTAAGAGAGCAATTGCATCCTACTATCACGCGACTGCAAAGCCACGCAAGATGTGTGGACGCGGTGGCGAGGGATGGAGAAAACCTTCACTGGCAACCTGTAGAAACGAAATTGACGATATCCTGAAAGCGTCATTATTTGTTTTGTACCAACCAATGCAAAATGCTTTCAAAATGCGTAAACGTGTTGAGAAAGTTAAGCATGTTGCTGTTAAAAGCCTTGACATGCAATTAGCCATTTAGCCATAATTAGAGGGTAAGCTGCCGTTAGTGACTCTTAAGTTGCAACGGTGGCTTTTTTTATTTGGGTCAGTCGTATAAAGGTCATTACGGAAGGCTGTTAACCTTCTTATCGTGGTTCGATTCCCGCTACCCGCTCCAGATTTATTATCAGGCTCGCTTCGGCGGGCTTTTTTTGTATCTGCGCCACGCCCGGCGCATATCAACCACAGAGCCTTTCGGGGGTGAGCTTACGGAGTGGTCAGTGTGACTTTCTCTGTGGGCAGATCGCTCCCGGGCGTTGGCTCACCCACCCAAAGGAACGTCACGATGTTTGGTATTTTTGGTAAAAAAGCCCGCCGAGCGGCAGTGGAAATTAAAAAGTTTGAGAAACGTGATCTGGCACAGGCGGTTATTAATGCTGCCTATCTGGTGGCCTATGCAGATGGTGAATGTGAGGCTTCAGAGAAAGCGAAGATCGAGCAGGTCTTGCGTAACCAGCCTGCGTTGTCCGCGTTTACGTCAGAAATTAATGCGATTAGCGCAACCATTATCGGTCAGCTGGATACGAACTTTAAAATTGGTCGTCGAGCGGCGTTACGTGAGATCGAGGATGTGAAACACGATACGCGTGAAGCGGAAGACGTGCTGGATGTGGCGGTGGCCATTGCCGAAGCAGACGGCGAAATAGAGCCGGAAGAGCGCAAGGTGCTGGAAGAGATTGCCGGTGTCCTGGGCCTTCGTCTGGAGAATCATCTGTGACGGTAAAAATGCGTCTGGCTGTGGTTGCGCTCCTGCTGTTTCTGGTGGTGATGGTGGACTTCAGCAGCCGGATAATGTCAGTGCTGGCTGACGGTGTGCTGGTGGCGGGTGTGGTGGTTGTTGCTTTCCCGTTGCTGAAAAAGAAAGCATCAGGCGATTAG